ATAAACCTAAAGCCCTAGCCTGCACTGCAGCTTTTCCGAGAAGAACTGGGTTATTCTGTAGTGAGAGAGCGATATCTTCAGATACATCGGCAATGTCTCTTAGGGCAGTGCCTGGTGCAACAGCAGATTCTGTAAATTTGTTTGCAGCATTAATTCCTTCCAAAAGACCGTCTTGATATGAATTTAAACTCATACCAACTGCTTCGGATCTTAGAGCAAGGTTAGTTGCCTGTTCGGCAGACAAGCCTAAAAGTTGTACAGCTTCACCTATTTGTGCAATTTGAGAAGGTCCAAAAACAGCGGAAGCACTTAATCCCAATTCATTGGTTGCAGCTACGGCTGCTTCTATATACTCTACAGCTGTAATTCTTTGATCATTAAGGGCTGCCTCTAGTTCTATGTTCCTACCTGTTAGTCTACCAAACTCTACGGCCTTAGCATTAAGCTCTAAAAAAGCCCTAACTACTTTTTGAGCAAATACAACCAGGCTCCCTACTATTCCTTCAACACTGAATAAGGTGTTTTTGAGTTGTTTACCGAACTCGGCTATACCTGCAAAAAGTGTTTTCGTTCGTCCTACAGGTTTAACCGTCTTTTCAGCCTGTTTCCTAAGTTCCTCTAACTTTATGTTGTCTATTTCATCTCCTGCTTCTTTAGCTGCATCAACTAGTTTTTCAAAATTTTTCTGTACTTCTATATCTCTTAACTCGGCTGCTTTTTCAGCCGTTTCGTTCATAGCTTCTCTAACTTTATCGAATGGATTAAAGTTAATTCCTAGCTTACTAAAGGCCGTACTGAGTCCGGCAAATAGTCCGCCGGCGATGCCCGTTGCCCTATTAATTTGTTCCTGTATATTTAATTGTCTTTCTCTAGCTTGAATGTTTTTTTCTGCTTGATCGTTTAGCTGTTCTGCTAGAGCAAGACGTTTTACTTCCGTAGATGCTAGTTCTAGAGTTGAGTCTAAGGTTGCTTCGATGTTTTCTAGTACACTTTCTCTTGTTTTAATCGACCTTCTTATTCCTTCAGCTTCCTCATCCGATGCATTAATTAGTTTTTCCGTGAGTTTATCTATTCGGGAAAGATTATCTAATCTATCTTTTTGCAGGTTAGCTATATACTTAGCAGTTGCTATATCATCCTGACTGACGGACTTTCTTGCAATAGCAAGTTCCCTTTCAGTATCTAACTTTAGTTTACCTGCTTTTTGCAGCTCATTCTCCAGTTGGCCTGCTTGACGTATCTGTCTAACATTTTCTTGTGCAGCTTTTGAAATCTGCCTCGAAAGATTAAGTACTGCTCTGTCCTGTTCGGTTGAGCGACTTCTAAATCCGTACTGCTCTTTAATCTCTTCGGTCAGGCCACGAGCCTGTTCTGCTAATTGAGCAGCTAAGTTTATAGCAATACGTTCAGCCTGATTGCTTTCTTGCTTCAGTCTGTTTGCTTCTTGCTCTCTTCTTAGTTCTTCCGGTGTCGCCATTTAGAAAGATGATTTCATATAAATAGCAAAAGCTCGTAGTTATGTACGAGCCTTTGTGCTATAGGTTGGAGCCCTCTTAACGTTTGGCCCTCGGGCTGCTGCAGATTTCTGCTTACCCCTAGCCTTATCCATCTCTTCTTTCTCTTTCTCATAATGATCTGCGATTTTCCTATAAGTATAGTTTCTTAACCATACAGGCATTGCATAGACCGTATCATGATCGTATCCGCCATTACCGTGGAATACAATCTGATGAATTTGATCGAAGAGAGAAGCTCTATACTCTGGCGTCAGGCCAAAGAAAGGTAATCCCGATAGGGATATCTACACCTCCTTCAGGACCTTCGTCGGGGTAGAATCTTAGATCGACATCGGGCTGAATACTATCTGCATACTTTCTAAAGTCTCTAGCGTCTCTAGCTAAGAACGCATTGTCAACAAAAGACCTGATTGCGCTGTCGGTTGAATCTCCGTTAACCGAGGTGATCATATGCTTCATTCTAGTAGAGATATCAAAGGTTTCACCTTTCTTAATTTTTCTCAAACCTTCTAATTCCTGAGCAATTTTAAGATCGTCCCCATGAGTAAGGAACTTAAAGGTCAATTTTACTCCGGTAGCAGGTAGTTCATATTCGAACTCATTTGTTCGGTCTTTAAATAAAGATTCATCTACCTCTTTGTTACCTACTAGTGAGAGATCAACGGTGTGCTTTTCTCCACCGTATTCGAACTCGTAGTCTTTACCGTACCCTAGAACACGGGCAGCAACTAAAATTGCATTTTTATCACCTAGTAAGAGATCGTTGTAGCTAAATTTGGTAACGACCATTGACTGAAGAAGCTTATCAACTACAATTCCTTTAGCCAGATAGTTCTGGTTTGTAAGAATATCTTCTTCTTTTGCGGTCATGTATTTGATTTCGACTTGACCGCTTGCAAGGGGATGATCTTCAGGATATAGAAGACCTTTAGATGGAAGGTCTACAACCTCGGTGGGGAATTTGAATTCAGAACTCATATAATTAAAACTAGCGTTAATTTAGTATAAATAGTAATATACAAAAAAATGCCCCGCCAGGCCACTTCTACCTGACGGGGACTTATTTTTTCTATTTAATTTGTTAACCTGCTCTTAGTAGTTGAGTACGCAGTAATCCATGGCAAGAGTTACGCTGATCTCAGCAACATCCGAGCTAGACCAATCATAGTCTCCAAACGATGCATCTACGATGAAGGCTCCTTTGATGATCCACTCACCGACGACATCTCCAACAGGGCCTAGTTGGTTTAGAACTACATCCTGCTTGTAGAAGTCGGAGTAGCCGGCACGTCCTGTTACAGACTCATACGAGAGGCGAGCCCACTCCATAACGGCCTGTGCACCAGAAGGAGTAATTGGATCGTAGAGAGTCATATCGACATTGTTCCATTCTCTCTTACCACGAATCTTACGATAGGTGTTGATGTGATCGAGTTTTACCTCTTCGTCTGTGAAGCTCGGAGTCGAAACAGATTTTACCATGAAGGATGGAATATCCTGAAAATACATGATAAATCTGTTCTGAACCTTAGGTTCAAACGCTCTGAACATAATCTCGTTTGAGTCAAGTACTGCCATGTCTTTTGTTTATTTATTTACTATAAATAGTTGGTTATCAAATTATGCTACAAATGTTGCACCTGTAGGCTCGATTGTAAAGTCGAGTACGATGAATTCTGCCGTTTTAGCTGGCTGAATAAATACCTGACCGATTAACTGGTTGCGATCGATCACATCTGCTGTGTTATTCGTATCGTCCATCACGACTCTGTAAGCGTAGAGTCCCTGACGCTGTGTCACCGACTCAAGGTATGGGTTAACTGTGCCGAGGAATCTGTTACGTGTCTGGATCGTGTTCTGTTCGAATACAAGCGACTTAGCAGTATCGGAGAAGAACTTCTTAAGGTCGATAAGAAGACGTCTTACGTTTACGCGGTCGAGTGCCGAAGCTTTCTTCTGCAATGTTTTCTGACCGAATGCTACGATACCTGTTCCAGGGAAGGTAGCGATCGGGTTAACGTTAGCTGTGTAGAGATCATCTCTCTGACCTTTTGTAAGCTTACGCTCGGCCTGAATGGCCCCAACGATACCACCTCTTGTAAGACCTGCAGGAGCAAACCAAGGAGCTGCTGCACTATCTGTGAAGGCGTATAGACCTGGAATAAATAACGAGGCTGGAACGAAGACGTTCTTACCTGTGGCAGACTGTGTCTGTAGCCATGGCCAGTAAGCTGCTGCGTAGGAGCTGTTTAGCGAGGCTGCTGTTCCAGTTACGTTCGATACTGTAGCTCCGTGAGAGCGAAGGTCCACTACTGCGATACAATCCCCTCTGGTCTCTGCAAGAGAGATAATCGAATCGATCTGTGTGCTGTGATTTGTTAGATCATAGCAAAGACCTGGTGCCGAAATGATATTGAAGGCGTATTCGTCCTGATTTTCTAGGATCGAGATAGCATCTGCGTAGTCGGCTGGTTTAACACCCTGTGTGTTTGTGCTGTTAATGTCCTTAAAGAACTTACCGATAAGTCCATCGTTAGCAACTTTACCAGTAGCACTACCAAACGATCCAGAAGAAGCTACCGGAAGAGATCCGCTGTAGCTGTAGGTACCATCATCACCCACTGTAACACCGTCTGTGCCGAGGTAGTTTAGAGTTGGAAGATTAACAGCCGAAACTCTAACATATTTGGACCTGTTAACGTATTCTCCTGTTGTGCTGATGTAGGTTACATTACCGTCTGTCGATTTCGTTGTCGTCTGGTTACCGATAACGGCCTCGATGTAGTTTGGTGCGTTCGGGTCAAGCGATAGGTTGTTAAACGTTTCAAGAACGATATTGTTCTTGGTATTGTCATCACCACGACGAATCGATAGAGTGAATGTACCAGTGCTGTTATTTACATTCGAAATTTCCCAACGAAGGTTATCGGCAGATCCAGATACCAATGATCCGTCCGAATTGAGTGTAAATGCGTTTGCACTCGAACCGGTAGCGTTGTTGAGGATCTCACCTTTGCCGATCGTCTGAAGAGTAAACGGTGCAGATGTAATGCTTGCTTCTGCAACATCGATGAAGGTGTTAGAAGCTGCTGCAAACGAACCCGAAACAACACGGGTTACAAGAAGAGTAGTACCGCCCTGCTGGAAGTAGGACTTAGCAGCAAGCGAGGTTAGATATTCAAATTTATTCGAACCAGATTCGAATGTAACACCAAACGTTCTCTGATAATCGCCGTAAGACGTTACAAGCGTTGGTACTTCGACTGGTCCTTTGACTGCTGGTCCAATGATAGCTGCTCCTGCCTCAATGGCTGCAGGGGCAATAAAGCTTTGATCATTTTCACGAGCTAATACGCCAGGTGAGATAAGAGTTTCTGCCATGTTAGGTTAGATTTGTTAGAGTTCTAATATAAATATACTTCAAGATCTCAAAACAGGCGCCAGTAAGTCCTAAAAGATCTCTAGTATAAATAGACTCTAAAAATCGTAACCCAACTTAACTTTTCTTGTTAGTAACCCTAGTTTTACTCTTTAGTGGTTCCGGCTTTGATTGAGGTTTGTCTTCAGATTCCGGTACGGTAGGTATTTCGATATGTAGATCAGGCATCTGAGGTTGATGCGCTGGTATAAATAGACCTCTATCCAGGTCTAACTGGCCGGCTCCGTATTTCTCCTGAAGTGAGTCAAGGTAGTCCCTTTGACCAGCTCTGTTTTCATCGAGTGAGGATTCAGCCTTATTTCTTCGAGCATCTAGATCTTTTTGCATGATAGCAACCGTACCTAGTTCTCGGGTAATGTTATCAAATACCTGTCTGTAGGCATTTAGGGTGGTAAGTTCAACTTGAGTTAGTTCTTTCATTACGTTTTTGCAATCTGTTTAATTACCTTATTGATATCGAACATCTCTCTGATATCTTTATAAGGGCATTCGTGTAGTTCTCCTGTAAACTGGTAATCGTATAGGTACGCCCCTGGTAATTTAGTATTACCGGAAGGTGGATTTGCTGTTATATTAGTATGTTGTTCATATCCAAATACGGTTGGAGAGGTACCTACCCAAAGTACCGTAGATGGTTTGTCGAATGCTGCTGCGGCATGTTGGAGAGATGAATCAATAAAAGCCCTTTTATCTGATGCTACAACTAATCCGAATAGTTCTAAATTAGCCATAGGATTAAACACATGCTCCGCTCCTGGTATTTTATAAGAATCTTCTCTACATACTTGTATAATGTGGTAGTCTTTCTGGAAGGCTTCTGCTATAGCCATGCCTACTTCTGTTGGCATATCTCTGGTCCAGGAGTAAGAGTATTTTTGACCCGTTAAAGGTCCTCCGTTTGTTTGTAGGAGTAAGACCGGACGATCCCTTTTCCAGAAATTGACAGTTCCTCTCTGTGCCCAGTTAATGTAGATTTCCGGCTTTTGATTTTCATATGGAATTTCCAAAAGCTCACACCAGCTCTTTATAAGATGCTGTTTCTTAAGAATGTGTCCGGTTTGATGATACGGCTCATGTCTAAATACGATGGTATCTTTGCCGTGGATATAATCGTCATAGAAATACGGACTATTACCAAGAGGGTAAACCCTGTCTACATAAGGGTTGTTAAGAAACACCTCCGGCCAAGAGACTGCCATGATAAGCTTTCTATCAGGGTACGTTTCCTTGAGAGTCTTACATAAGCCTGTTGCTGCAACATTTTTACCCAGCCCTCCCTGAATATGCCAGACTATATACTTGTCCATTTTATGCTATCTTATGGAAAAGAAGTTCAGTTAAATTACCAGTAGTCC